GTGACCAATGCTATTGATGGTAAGTCTGGTTTGATTCGTATTGATTTGTCACAAGAAACTGAACCCGGAAGATATGCTTATGCTAAAGATTTATCAAGTGGCACAACAGGTAATTGTCGCGCTGTTGCTTTCATTGGTGACACAGGCCGTGCAGCATTTGCTGTTGCAGGTTCAGGTGTTTACTTTGAACATCCCACAAATAAAACCCCAACAGGTTTTTTGGACACAGGTTTTATTAGGTATGCAACTATTGAAAAGAAATACTTTAAGTTAATTAAACCACGTTTTGACACACCAATGTTTGGTACTTGCGTTATTTCAACTAAAGAAGTTGATGGTGATGTTAACTCAATTATTACTATTGCTGGTTCAACACCTGCATTGAATACTGATTTAACAACTAACATAAACACACCACAAGAAGAACTTGCTTTCAGGTTCACCTTTAGTCGCGATGCAACAGACACAACTAAAGGTCCTGTGTTTGATGGGTACCAGGTTAAGTCTTTACCTGCTGTTAATCGTGCACGTCAGTTAACTATTCCTCTTGTTAATTACGATTTTGAAACAGACCGTTACGGTATTCAGAATGGTTATGAGACTCGTGCTTGGGATAGGTTGCAAGTATTGGAAAGCCTTGAGTCTGCAGGTGACACTATTGTAATTCAGGATTTTACTACTGGTGAACAAGTTGTTGGTTTGATTGAGCAGTTAAGTTTTGAACGCACTACCCCATCGGACCGTAGATATACAGGTTTTGGTGGCATTGTGTATGTTTCCATACGTACTGTTTAAACGCTGTTTAAACGCCTATTAAGGCACAAATTAGCCCCTTTCAGGGTTGGACTATGGTCCTTCCTTGAGAGGGGCCTTTTTTTGTATTTCAAGGGCTATTTCTAAATAGTGCTTAGACCAGTTTTTTTCACGGTCTTCAAGAGGGAAACGGTTACCAAGAGTTTTAATAACATCTTTACGTGAAAGATTAGGTTCAAACTGAGAATGATTCCAACCTTTGTTCCAACCTTGAAACTTATGCTCATACTTATTATACGGAAACATATACTATCTTTCTACTCGGAACCGCATCAAGCGGTTCCTCGTTAACGGCGTCGCTCGCACACACTCACCGGCTCGCTCCGAGTGTAATTAACTTTTTTAAAAAGCACAAACGACACGCTGTGGCGTGTCTTGTCAGTGGAAAATTACAACTGTGTTATTATTTTTTTTATGGAAGAAACAACAATAGGACATAGGTCATTCAGTTCATTTACCAGTTGGGTAAAATGTGGTAAAGCCTGGCAGTTAGAAAGAGAATTACAGGCACCTCAAATTCCAGCATGGTATTTCATTGGTGGTTCAGCCTTTCATGAAGCAGTTGAGAAATTCTTGAAAGATGAATATGACCAAACACATTGATGAATTAAAACCATCAAACAAACCAAAGTTTAACCTCAGAGGTACACCCATACACATCTGTGTTTGCGGTAGTAAAGTTTGGGATGTTAAATGTATGTTTGAAGATAACCAAATATCAATGTACTTTCTTGATATGAGTTGTTCCAGTTGCGGAAGTTTAGCAACAGCCCCTACATTAGAGGAACCAAACTGTGATTGAAAAAATAGCACAAGACTATTGGAACTCATCGTTTCAAAAACTTATAGATGAAAAAGCAGCAGAGACTGACACCATTCCATCGGAATGGCGTGCAGGTGGACGTGCAACAAAAGCATTTCCTGATAAAGAAAACGACATCTGGTGGTCTAAGAATGGACCAGAGATGGTTGATACTTTTATTCAGTGGTGGAAAAATTCTAACTGGCAAGTATATGTAGCCAACGATTTACCACACATTGAAGCAGGATTCAATGTTATGTTCGGTGACGTACCAGTAAGAGGATTCGTTGACCTTATTGCTATAACACCAGATGGTCAAATTGCTGTCATCGATTACAAAACAGGAACATACATGCCAGACTCAGGTATGCAACTAGGTTTGTATGCTTGCTGTGTTGAGATAACATTAGGTGTTAGACCAACAAGAGGATTTTTTTACAATGCTCGCAGTGGCATTATGGAAGAAGTTACTGACCTTTCACGTTGGACAATTCCGTTGTTCACAGAGTTGTTTAAACAATTTGAAAGAGCATTAGCAGCAGAAATATTTTTACCTAGCATTGGCATGATGTGTAAATCATGTTCAGTTAATAAGTACTGCTACGCTTACGGCGGGGAGTTAGCAGGAAAGTACGACCCACTCGCATCTATAGATGAAGGAAAAAAATGAGTGCAGAAACACCAGGAGTGAAGACACAACTTAACTTCAAAACCTCACAAGGTACATTAGTTAACGTTTATCTTTACTCGTACGATGAAGAAGATATTCGCAAATCACTTGAAGCGATTGCTAATGTAACACCAGAAATTAACGCAGTGGAAACACTGTACACAGCACAAGGTGCTTTGAAAGAAGCATTAGGTGCAACAGCCATTGAATACAAGAACTCACCTTCACCAGTTTCGTCAACTGGCGGTAAGACTTGTAAGCATGGTGAAATGAAATTGCGTTCTGGAACAAATGATAAAGGAACTTGGAACGGTTACTTCTGTCCAAGTCCTAAAGGCACACCAGACCAATGCAAAACAGTATTCGTTAGATAAGTATTAGGGAGCAATTGTGTTAACAATTAAGCAAGCCGCACGTCGGCATCTTGATGAACCACAGTTGCTCCCTGACTTATTCCCTTCATTACAAAAAGCAGGAATAAGATTTCGTCGTGCACAAGTAACAATGATTGCCGGTCAACCTAACTCAGGTAAATCTTTACTAGCATTATTTTATGCAATCAAAGCAAACAGACCAACACTTTATGTATCAGCAGACACAGATGCTTACACAACAAGCATTAGAGCAGCAGCAGTTGTAACAGGAAATCAAATAAATACCATTGAAGAATCGTTTAAACAAGATGGAGCAGTTATATACACTCATGCTTTATCTTCATTAACTAACTTAGAATTTTCTTTTGACCCATCACCAACACTTGATGACATCCAATTGATGATACAAGCATACGGTGAAAAGTATGGACAATATCCAGAGTTAATAATTATAGATAACCTTATGAACGTTGCTGCATTACATGATAACGAATGGACCGGTATGCGTGACATTATGAAAGCATGCCATCACATTGCACGTGAAACAGAAGCCTCAGTATTTGTACTACATCACACATCTGAAAATGAAGGTGAACCAACTAAACCACCAGCGCGTAAAGCAATTCAAGGTAAAGTCTCACAACTACCTGAAATGATTTTAACAGTTGCGATGGAACCAGAGCATGGAGAGTTTCGTATAGCATGTGTAAAGAATAGGTTTGCTAAACATTCTGCTATGGGTAATGACTACGTAACTTTATATTCAGATGCATCACGTATGAAGTTGTTTGAATCAGCATTAAGGCAGCACGTACAAACACATTGGAGAATTGATAATGTCAGCGCAGAATAAACGCAAAGGTTCTAAGTTTGAAATAGATGTAATGAAATGGTTTAGACGTAAAGGATACAACGCTGAACGTTTAAGATTATCAGGTTCAAAAGATGAAGGTGACTTAGTTGTTTATGTTGCAGGTGTTCCTTATTTGTTTGAATGTAAGGCAACAAAGAAGATAGACTTGCCACAATTTTGGCGTGAACTTGAAGCAGAAGTGATACACTATGCAGAAGCAAGAGAACTAAAAGTTAACCCAATCGGTTACGTGTTAGTTAAAAGACGTAATGGCAGGATAGAAGATGGTTGGGTAATACAGACACTAAAGCAATGGAGCGAACAGTATAAACCGTGAATAACAAACATGATTTAGTTGCAGTCCTACGTCACTACGGAACTAATTGTCCCGAGAGAAGACAATGGTCAGCAATTAAATGTGTTATCCACGACGACACACACGCATCAGCAGCAGTAAGTCCAGACAGAGAAATGTTTTTCTGCCACGCATGTGACTTCACTGGAGATGTTTACGAATTGATTATGAGAAAAGAAGGAGTTGCGTTTAAAGATGCTGTCAGCAGAGCAGAGACAATTACTAACGGAAGCCGCCGAGAATTATCACACCAATATCAACGAGCAAACAATCTCCTACCTCAACTCAAGAGGAATAACAAAAGAAGTGGCAGGTTCATTCCTACTAGGGACAGTTACTAGCCCAATACCAGGACACGAACATGCTGTCGGTTGTTTATCAATTCCTTATTTAACTAAGGCAGGAGTAGTTGGTGTTAAGTTTCGCAAAGTAGATAACACAACACCAAAATATTTATGGGCTACTGGTCAAAAGATTGGTATGTTTAACGTAATAGATTTAATGCACGACATAGAAACTATAGCGATATGTGAGGGTGAACTTGATACAATTATTCTTTCTGGCTTGTGTGACATCCCTGCTGTTGGAGTTGCCGGTGTAAGCCAGTGGAAACCTTGGTTTCCTATACTATTTGAAGGATATAAAAATGTACTTATATTTGCAGACAACGATGTTAAAGAGGATGGGCGCAACCCTGGTATGGAATTAGCAAAACGAATCAAAGAAGATTTAAACAACGCAACTGTTATTCATCTACCAGAAAATGAAGATGTTAATGATGTGTATTTAAAACACGGTGCTACATGGTTTCAGGATAAAGTATCATGACAACAATAATTGGATTACAAGAAAAAGATTCTTGCTTACTTGTAGCGGATTCACGTGTAACAGATGATTCAGGTAGAACTTATTCTCATCCCAGAGTTAGTAAGATAACTAAACGAGGTAAGTTTCTTATTGCTGGTGCAGGTTCAACTCAACCATGTGACATTGTTCAACACATGTGGAAACCACCATCACCAACAACCACACAGTACAAAGACTTGTATCATTACATGATTGAATCAGTTGTCCCATCAATTAGGGTGGCGTTAACAGTTAATGGTTATCAACCAGATAAAGAAAATGATGACCCAGATTTTATATTCCTGATAGCAATTAAGGGAACAATTTTTGAAATAGATGAAACACTTTCAGTCTTGATGCGGGACGACGGTATCTACGGTATAGGCTCCGGCTCCGCCTATGCCGTAGGTGCACTACAAGCAGGAGCAACATGGCGTCAAGCAATGAACATCGCTGCTAAAAACAATGTGTTCACCGCTCCACCTTTCATCACACATAAGCAGACCAGATGAAAAGAGAATTTATTGGCGGACCAATGGATGGTACGGAAGTACCAATAGATGATGAAGTGGAAGCATTAGACGAAATACATGTTGATATGATGGAAGAACGTTTAAACAATTTAGTTCACGTTTACACTGAAGATGAAGAAACAGGAAACTATCAATACCAAGGGCAGTTTAAAAAGAATGAGTTGGAGGATACAGAGGATGAATGATGACACAAATGGAATGGGAACAAGTGCTAATGCTTCTAATGAATCAGGGATTCAAGATAGTGGCACACAACAGATTAGCGGAAACAATAACCGTAAAACTCCCACAAACTTTTTCTACGACCACCCCGCAGTCAAAGACCACGGAAGTGGCATAGCGTTAGCAGACCTTACTTCATTCATGGAATCGTTCAACGACTATGTGATGAGTCGCATTAAAGGTGTTGGTGCTGACCAGTATATGAAGTCAACAGGTCAGTTATTTGAAACGTTTACCGTTAAAGAAACAGTTGATGAGTTGCTCGCAGAACTAGCGGACACTATTGCTTACACAAATTTTATTGCTATCAAAGTGATAGCACTATCAAATGCTATTAAGGAAAACAAATGAAACGCATAGTAGTGCTATCGGATATGCAAATACCTTTGCATGATAAAAGAGCAATAAAGAATGTAATAAAGTTTGTTAAAGATTATGAACCAGATGAACTTTTTTGTGTGGGTGATGAGGCTGATTGTTTAGCACCAGCACGTTGGTCCAAAGGATACGCTGCGGAACATAGTAATTTACAAAGAGACCTTGATGAAACTACACGCATCATGGGTGAATTTCGTGAAGCATTAGGTGACTATCCATTCCATCTCATGCGCTCAAACCACGGCGACCGCATACAAAGATACATTGAACGCGATGCGCCAGCACTCGCAACACTACGTGATTTAAAATATGAAAAACTTTTAGGTTACCGTGACCTTAGCATTACTTATCATAATAAACTTTGGGAGTTTGCTCCCGGTTGGGTAATGGGCCACGGTGATGAAGGACCAACCAGTAGATATTCCGGTGGTACCGCAATGTCATTGGCTAAAAAAATTGGTATGAGTGTCGTCTGCGGACATACACATAAATTGGGATACCTACACGATAATAAATCTTTTAATGGTAGATATGTTTCAAATCTTTACGGGTTTGAAGTTGGGAATATGATGGACTTAAAACAAGCCACATACCTCAAAGGAGGAAGTGCCAACTGGCAAACTGCTTTTGGTTTGCTATACATAGATAAAGGTAAAGTTACACCAGTACCTGTACCAATACAAAACAATTCGTTTGTAGTAGAAGGTAAGGTATACAAATGGTAGAAGATAAATGGGTACAAGAAGTTGCAACAGTTGCACAAACAGTTGCCTACACAATCACCCGTAACTATAAAGGTTTTGCAGAAGTAGATGATGTTAAACAGGAACTACTTGAATGGTCATTAAGACGTGCAGATAAAATACAAGAATGGTTATCACCAGATTTACCAAGACAAGAATATAAACTTGGTGTAAAACGATTAGCCAAAACGTTTAACCGTATGGCAGACCGTTATTGTCGTAAAGAAAAAGCAAAGAAGTTAGGTTACTCAATACATGATGAAGCGTTTTATTCTCCAGGATTAGTTGAACAACTACTACCCTTTGCGTTCAATAACAATATAGAAACAAAAGACCCTAACTCTGAGTTCGTATCAAATGGTGGCGGTGACCCAGCAACAGGAGGTTCATTCCTAGCATCAATGTATGACATACGAACAGCATTACGTAAACTAACAATTGAATCATACGAAATGGTACGCATGCGTTATGAAGACAATGTAATACTTGCTGACATGGTTACTTATTTTAACCAATCAGATTCAACTATCAGTAGAAAAATAAACATGGCAGTAAAACAAATGAGCAGAGAACTAGGTGGAGATAACCCATGGGTTTAAGAGTTTATACCGGTGGAACGTTTGACTTGTTTCATGCAGGACACGTTAACTTTCTTAAACGTTGCCATGAAATTGCTGGCATAGCAGGGCAGGTAATCGTATCATTAAACACTGACAGTTTTATTAAAGAATACAAAACTAAACCACCAATATGCAACGACCAAGAACGTTACGATGTTGTGTCAGCATGCAAATATGTTAACCAAGTTATATGGAACAGTGGTGGCACAGATTCCAAGCCAGCAATCTTGTCAGTTCAACCTGATATTATTGCAATAGGTTCAGACTGGGCACTCAAAGACTACTACCAACAAATGAACTTTGAACAAAGTTGGTTAGATGAATTAAACATAAGTCTAATTTATATACCGTACACACACGGTATATCAAGCACGGATATTAAAACAAGACTATGAACATACTCATAGCCACAACACCTGAACGTGAACACTGGTTAAACGATTGCCTAAAATCTTTTGGCACAACACCAGTAACAGTCCGCTCAGACTATGGTTACGAGTTAGGCAAAATCAGATGGGCTTATGAGAACACTAACTGGGACAGATGGTGGTTATTCCAAGACTCAGTGATAATAAAAGACCTAAGTTTTTTGCAAACAGGTTGGCGTAAAGGTTCATCCGTACCATTATCTAATTGTCCAACAGCGTTTGGAATGTATCTTGGTATATACTCACGTGCCACATTAGACAAAGTTGGTATCCCTGTTGCACAAAGTAAAGAAGATGCAATCAGATACGAAGTTGAATGGCACCGTGAATACTGTAACCAAGAACAAGTAGATGTAATGTTTCCAGAACTCACGGACCATAATGCTAAAGGTACAGAGGAACATCACGGTAGAATAAACCTTGTGTTAGAAAACGATTACTTAATAAAATACAAAGGAACTTGGGCATGAGCCGTTTAAACAAAGATAACGATAACCGTTGTTATATATGTTTAAAAGTATGGGATTGTACCTGTAACAATGAGGCAAACAAATGATAGTACATCTACAACCATGGGAATATGAGTACGCTAGTCACATAGGCATACGTAGATACACCGCTAACTGGGGAAAAAAAGATGCGTTGCATTACAGCAACAAGAAGAAACAAGAAGATAACAGAACAGCACAGGTTGCCAGCGCAATAGGTGAATTAGCAGTAGCGAAAGCAGTTAACCAGTACTGGCCAGCAACTATCTGGACAGGTGAACAGCACGACAACTATAAACAATTACCAGACGTTGGTTCAAACATTGAAGTAAGAAGAGTCAGAACACAGAACGCAGTATGCATCAGAAAAGGTGACACAGGTAGAAATCTAATTGTCTTTGCAGTGCGCCCAATCGAAAAAGAATTTAGAGAAGTTGAAGTGTTTGGTTTTATCCATGCCGATGAAGTATACATGATAGGAACACCATTAGAATATGGTCACGTTGTACCATTTAATGAACTACGCACAGACTTCTCTTGGTTTGAGGATATAAAAATATGAGCAACCTTTGGTTAGTAATTCCAAGCGGTGCCCGCACACAATACTTACAAGACATCTTTGAACAATCAGGTGTACCAGCAGAACAACGAATCGTTGTCCGCACAATACCTGATGAAGATGTACCAAATGCAATCAACTTACATTACGATGGTGAGTTTAACATTCACAAATGGTGGAACACAGGCATAGATTATGCACGTTTAAACGGAGCAGATTATGTTGCAGTATTAAATGATGATGTTGAATTAGCAAACAACCCACTACAAACAATCGTTACCGTAATGGAACACACAAAGGTTCCACTTGGTTACCCATTCCCATTCGTAGGTTTTGTATGTGGTTACTGTTGGATACTAGATGTTCGTTCACCAATCAAACCAGATGAAGAATACAAATGGTGGTATGGTGACCGAGACTTAGACTTGCAGGCACGTGCCAATGGGGGAGTTGTGCATGTGCCTGTAATGGTACGTCATATACACGGCAATGAACTAACTAGAGACAACCCGTATCTAGTAGAATTAACTAAAGAAGATGAGAAATTATTCTTCAAGAAATGGGATGTATCAAATGGATGACTTAATTAAAAACGTTTACACAGGTAAGTATGTTAAAGCAGGAGTGATGGTTAACCAGCAAAAAGAAAATGTTTTAGTTGTAGCAACACATGATGATACGTTTGAAACCGATGAAGGTAATCTTGAATGGGACACGGTCATCGCACTCTATGCCAAGGATGGTGTTGAACCACAACGTTTTGAATTTACACCGCAAATGAACAACAGTGGTATTGCTCTGTTTAAAATGTTAGCCAAATAATTAAGCGGTACATCTGCCGACTAGAGAGAAAACAGATGCACCGCAAATCTATAGTATCCTACTTAGTTTGAGTACCAGCATTAAGGTTGTTGTTAATAAAGAAATCCCAAATGTATTCAACCGGAACTAAACCCCATCCTTTAATCTTACGAACTCGCTCTCGTTCAAATGTTGTCATACCAGCCCAGAACCCATGTCTTTCATGAGCCAAAGCATACTCTTGGCATTCTTGTTTAAACGGACAATCGCTACAAACTTTCTTCAGCATGCGGATTGTGACTTGTTGTTCATCTGATTCTACGATGGGATAAAAGAACTCTGTGTCAAGGTTGGCACAGTTTTGTGAGTCATCAAACTTTGGTCTCTCTATCCAATAATAATCTAGGTCACCTCGTTTGATATGTTTCTTAACTTGAGATACCAATGGTTTGTTATTCATCATCATCTTCATAATCTTCCATGTCGCCATCGTCTACGTGTCTTGATTCCCAATCGTCATGCATCTCTCTGATGTAATCCTCGTATGCTCGTTGCTCGCATATCTGGCACTCACCACTCCAACTTCTATTACAGCAGGTGATAGCGTTGTCTAAACTTGCGCTCATCAGTAGTATCCTTTCCTTTGTGAGTGTTCCCATGCAAGGCATGGTGAATTGTCGTAGCGTTGTTGAATATAAATTAAACCGGCTTCTATCTGTTTCTTAGGGTCATCAGTCTTAGCAATGCCAGTTTGTTTCCATGTTTGGTCAATGAACTGTGCAATGCCATACGCTGTTGACTCAGCATGCTGTGCATCACTGTTCCACTGTGATTCTTGCGTCCATAAATTATCTAAACAAATCCATTCGCGTTCACGGTGGCGTTTAAACAATTGATTGTACGCATAGTATTTATTATCATCTGTAAATACAGGATGTGTTGGATTAACCTCATTATCTAAAGCAATCGGGTTAACCAGTTCATCGTATGAATACACATCCATCGTGACTTGGTCTGGTGTTTGATGGAACGGGTCATCTGGAATAAAGTACCCAAGCATCATGCCAAACACAATCGTTGATGCTGTTGCTAATCTTTCACCGCGTCTAGTTAGTGGCATTATTTATTTCTCCAATCACTTCATCAATGGTTGGTTCTGGTGCGTTCATCTTTTGCAGAAAATCAAACACCCATTCTGGTGCATCGGTATCGTTGCCATCGCTATCAGGTTTACCGATAACAACCATGTTACCCGCAACAAAATCACCATGGTTTAAACGCGCATTAATCTGCATAACGAAGGTTGCAAATATGTTTGGTTGACACATAACTTTGCCATCCTCGTTGATATACACGTCGGCGTCCGCGGTCAACGGTAATGCTTCAATCAACCCGCCCACTGTGTCCTGATAATCTTTGAGGCCATTAAAATCTTTGGCCTCAACTGTGCCGTCAATATAAATAACAATTCCCTTAGCCATTCGCTTGACCTCTTATCTCATCTATTGTGCTATTGATGATGTCAATGATGTCACTCTCTGGTTCATCAATGTTTGCCTCGGCGTCCGCGATAGCATCAGCCCAAACTTTGCCATCTTTATTTAGCAGGAACTCCTCCGCATAAAATACCAGCGCAAGTACCTCATCGTTGCCGTCGTGCTTTTGTAACTGTGTTATTAACTCGTTTACTTTCATTACTTGTTCTCCAGTCTGTGTTTTAAATTGCGGTACACTACGGACTTTCCTTGAGTCGTGTTGTACCCGTATCTGACCAGTCTAAAATGTAGCGCGCCTCTTGTCAAGCCTAACGCTTTAGCCACTTGTAAAACTGTGTACTTTTGCACGTTGATTACTTCATTCAGTAACGCTGTGAACTGTTCCGCTTCTACTCTGTATGTTTGTCTATCGTAGCGAACCAGTTTTGCTTTTGAATGTAGTTGTTTCAACTGTTGAATTACTTCATCCGAAGGCACACGTGGTACATGTTTAAACACTGGCACAACTTTAAACGCACGCTGTGGTGCAGGTAAATTAAATACTTTTGCGTAGTCATATTCCCTGTCCATCTGTAACCACAAACGCACCGCCTCACGTGATACATCTGATGCGTTGCCGATACTTTCGAGCGTCCAACCTTTGGCATGTAAACGTTTGGCATACCCAACCCTGTTGTTCATTGACAAAGTTTTAAATGCTTCACGCACATCATCCGGCAGTTGTGCTTCTTGTCCACGTAATAAAATAATTTTGTCTGCTACATGTTGCTTGTTATCGTATGGTCGTCCTTTAGTTCTCATTACTTCCTTTCGTTGTAGTTGATTCATTATTACATCTATTGAATACAAAGTCAACGCATGAAACGTACAAAACTTACCTAATATGTACCGGTACAAATCGTTTAAACGTTTAAAAGTATGTGATGTAATACATTTGTATATACAAAACAAAACCCCCACCGCATGCATCCCCGCTACGGTGAGGGCCTTGTTCCCTAGGGTTAGGGTCTAGTAATGCAAGCCTTGTGATGCTTGCAATAGTGCGTATTCGTCATCGTTCCAATCGTTGTACGAGTAGGACAGATACGATTGATGCACTTTAAAACTTTGCTCCTCGATGATACGCCCGTCCCTTATCTTGAGATAGGTGCCCTCTGGTACGTCCCAGTTAAACGATAACCTGAGCCCGCACTTGCGTGCACTTGCCTCGACCGCGTGACGTGTTGACGCAAACAGGAACGACCCGCGCTCAGTCTGCGCCACATGTAACGGCGACGTGCGAACACGTGCCACGTGCAACACGTTGGCCTTGTCTGTTGCATCTAACCAAGCAACCGATGCACCGCCTTGTACTTGTGGCAATAGGTCAGCGATTGACCCCTTACCGTACGCAAGCAATGCGACGATGGCCTCGCTGTCAACTTGACCGCGACGTCGTACGTTTAAACGCTTGAATAATTCCTTGTCGTTGAACACGTGCCCATTGTGGACCAGTGCTAACTTACCGGCACAAACCGGATGATTATTAAGCGCGTTATCTGGTGAGCCTTGTGTCGCATAGCGTGTATGAAACACCGCCGAGCCTGAGTTTACGCTGACCTCATTGCCCTTGGTGTTCATCCACTTGCTCGCATCTATTGCATGCTTGCGGACCACAATCTCTTTGAGGTTGTCGTAGTTACGCCATGCGCCACCGCATGCGTCACGTCCACGTTCCTCGATGTTGAGCAGTAGTTTGCGCCCGAGTTTGTTCGAGTCGCATTGCTCACTTGGTGATAGACAAAATCCTGCTATTCCACACATAATCTCTAGCCTCCTCTATTTTGTAGGTTAATTATATCACACGTCGGACGTGGATAATCTTTACACCTAAACCAAGATGCTTGTAAAAATCTACGGTTGCATCCCATTGCTGTTTAGATTCTTCCGGTAGTACCGCGCTGTTCATGATTAGTTTGTCCTCTGTTCCGACGATGTTGTCACCGTCTAGAATGTTGAACTTTATTTTGGTCCACATCATTGCATTGCTCCTTTGTTTGTTTAAACGGTTAGCGCTTTGCTCCCCGTTCGTGCTCCGCTAGGTCGTGAACCTAGTGCCGGCGTTACCGGTCGGAGCGAGCCCCCGCGTTAGCGGGAGGCTAGTTCCTCGGCGTGCTGTTGCAAGTACACGCGGGACTCATCTCGCAAGTGACCCTCCTCGGTCAGCATTGCAAGCAAGTCAGCCAAGTCATTAGGAATGACTAGACGGTCGGCCTGTTGCGCGTAGTTTGTGACCGCTTGGCAATAGTCAGCCCATGCCCACAACTTTGTGGCGTTGAGTGTGCCTTGATGTTGGCGGAACTCAATCGTGCCGATGCGGTCAATCGGTGTGACATTGAACGCGCGGTATCGGTCAACGTATCCAAAACGACCGCGTGCAATCGCGTCCAATTCCTCGGTGTTTAAACGTCGTGCCCATTGACCACCGCGACGTGATGGAGCCACGAGGCCGTCGGTCATGTGTTGCACTAAGTTCCAATATGAGGCACCGCGGTAAACTTTGTCCGGTGCTAAATCAAAACCACCGATGTGGACATGCGTACCGCATGAACCGTTTACACGTGCGCCGGCATCCTTGAGCGCGTTTGTGACTTTGCGTAGTTGTTCAAAGTCTGTGACGTTGAGGATAGGTGAGACAACCTCAGCGGTTGCATGACCTTGGAACTCGGTGCGTAGTGAACCATCGTGCACCACTTTCCAGTGAGGTCGGGTGTTGTGGTTGTAAGTCTCGGCCTGTGCTTGGATTCCGGCACGCACCAAAACTTGAGCACTCTGGCGGGTGTCCAAACCAACCAACTCTAGTTCGATTCCAAACGTATTCATGCTTGCACCATCCCTTGATTGTGACATGGACACACTGGCGTGCCCACGTTTAAACACTTTGCTGACATTCGCACCACAAAGTTTGCGGGCTCTACAGAGCACACAACCTTGAGCAATCTGGTGCCGTCGGTTCTACGAACTGGGAGCGTAATCTCAGCGTGAGGGTACGCGCCACAAACTTGCAACGCTTGAGCCTTGATGCGGGTCACGCTCAACTCACGCATAAATTGCGTGGTCATGCGGTTGGCCCAGTCACCTAGGTGCGCTTGGATAATCAGCGGGAGAATCGCGTCAGCCACTTTGTCGGCGTCTGCCAATTCTGGACTCACAAACAACTCGGCTGAGTCGTCTGCTGAGCATGATGGGGCTAACAAAACGGCGGATGCCACTTTGCGTCTGCCCATGCTTGGTGCGAATCCGCAAGACAAACGCAATGATGCGTCTGCCTCGAGTTCCACACTGGATGCCATGGAGCCGGCCACAGACTTGCTGAAAGCCTTGAGCCATGCCTCACGATTGTTCACTTAGTACCTGACCTCTCTAGTCTCTGTCATATTTTGACATTAGGAAAACGATAACACATGTTTAAACAATCCCGCAAGTCGGTGGGGTACTAAAACACGTTTCCGCAGGTCGCCACGAATGAAAAAAATATTCCAAAACACCTTGACAAACACTAGACAAACCAAACCAACCAACCAAACAACTAACAAAACAAACAACCAAAACACTAAAAAACCCTTATGCCATAAGGTTTATTTGCAATATCACACCAAGCAAACACTAAAAAACCCTTACAAACAAAGGAAAATTTTAAAACACACAACACAAAACAATCAAATTATGGCTCAAATAATTCATTATTTTGCAAATATCGTTCTAGTTGAGCCACAAAACGTCAAATTCAGCACGCAAACCAACACACAAAACCAACACCGAGGACACCCACAAACACCACTAGGAACAGTCTCTCCGGTTGGATATGTAAACAAAGTTTAAACGGCAAAGCGGAGGCAAACCGGTCCGGAAACGTCAGGCAAACAACCGGCAACCGCACCGCAACCGGCACAAACAACCGGCACACAACCCGACCGACCAAGTTTTGACCCTAGGATATTTAAAAACCCCCTCACCGTGCACACACTCTCTACTGAAATATTTTTTCTAATGTTGGGGGGTGTATATCTGCAGGTCATAGGGGGTGTGGGAATTTTTTGCT